AAGCATATGAACTGCTAAAACTGGCCAAGCCGATACTCGAATCTATTTCGTCGGCAGGACTGAGCCCAAAAGATATTAAACACCTAGACTTATACTCGGACTACCAGAAACTAAAACAGGAAGGACATAAGGTTGCCTATATTGAAGCACATATCTGTGAACAATACGGATTAGGAAAAACACATTTTTTCAATATAGTCAAAAAATTCGATACTAATATATAAATCAAATAATTACTCCACAAAACGGCGAACCCATTATTTATAATCATTCTAAATAATGGGTTTTTTAATTCTTATTTTTGATTATCAAAAACCCTGCTAATGGTAAGAATAATAGGAGATATCGGGCCAAATGAAGGAGAGGTTAGCCTGCTCGATGTAGTTGAACAGATACAGAGGGAAACGGGTGATACAATTCATGTACTTATAGACTCGAACGGGGGCTATCTCGATATAGGAATATCAATACATGATTATTTATCGGGCCTCGAAAAAACAGTAGTTACCGAGTGTGTAAATAATTGCGCCAGTGCGGCGACAATACCATTTCTGGCAGGCAATGTAAGGATTGCAGGATGCCCCCTTATGATACATAGCCCTTTTATACCACCCGAAAGCGGACTATCCGGCACAGCTTCGGATATACAAAGTTACGCCGATTTGCTGAAAGGCAAAGAAACGGAACTGGAAAAGCTGTACGCCAAGAAGACAGGACTGGACGCCGAAACGCTTTCCATGCTCATGGAATACGACACATACATTTCGCCCTCCCAAGCTGTGGCATTAGGGTTTGCGACCGAAGCAAAACAAATAGCATACGCAAAATTAAATAATCCGAATAACAAAAAAAATGAAAATGAAATGAGTGATGCCAAAGAAAGTTTAAGGGCAAAACTGCTTGCCCGCATAGGGTTTAAACCAACAGTAAAAAACAAGGACTATACCACAGCCAACGGCGAAACGCTGACAGTTGACAGGGAAGACGGCTCACCACAAGTAGGTGATGCTGCAAGGCCTGACGGATCGCACACAATGGAAGACGGAACTGTAATAATAGTGGAAAATGAAATCATAGTCAGCATAACCCAACCGCAAAACCAAAGCGAAGAAACACCTGATGCCGAAGTTGAAGAGATTGCCGGGGTTATGGAAGAAATTGTAGAAGAGCTGATACAGGAAATAGAAACCCTGAAAGAAGAAGTAGCAATGGCGAAGGCCGCAGCACTTAGTCCGGAAGACAAAAAAATACTGGATATGGTAAAAAATGCAGGTGGTGCAAGCAAGGTATTTGCGCAGATAAAAAGCACTTATAAACCGGTTTCGCGTGTTGGCTTGCAAAACAAATCGGTGAAGGAAGAACAGGGAGGCGGAAGGATACAGGAAAAGCTGGAAGCATTGAGGACAAAGGTAAATAACAAAAGCAGAATATAACAACATGGCAAGCACAGGACAAGTAGAAATAAATAAATTAACCCCTGACAACGGAGCTATAACCGATTTACGGGAACTGATATTCCTTGAAAGGCTTGACGGGGGAGCTATATCGGATACATTTACATTGTATCCAGGAGCTATAGATGGTAAAAAAGTGGGGCTTGTGGGCCGGATGGGGCTTGTGGGTGAAAACCAGAATGATTGTAAACCCGTATGGAATGCAACAAACATTCCTTTTCATGAAAAAGAATGGGAGCTTGGCGAATGGACAATATCGGAAAGGATATGCTACAAAGACCTTAAAGACACCCTTGTAAGGTATGCGATGCGTAAAAAAACAAGTGTATCCGACCTTACATCTACTGATTATATGGATGTAATTGTTGAACCATTGCTGTCGGAGGCAATTGACGATATGTTTTGGCGGCTATACTGGTTTGGTGACAAACAGGCTGCAAATGTATCGGGTGGTGGTTTAATAACAAATAAATTTGACCCGAAATATTTTCAGGTTACCGACGGATTTTTTAAACGCCTGTTTGAGATCACAACCAATAACCCGAAACAACGTGCAGTAATAGCGGCAAACGATGCTGCGACCTATGCGGAACAGCGTAACCAGTTGCGTGTTGCAGGCGTTGCCATGGGAATTATGGATGACCTGGTTTATAATTCCGATCCACGACTCAGGCAATTGACCGATAAAGTTATTCTTACCACACAATCGCTAGCCGATGCTGTGGCAATTGACGCAAAAAAAATTACAGGATCAGACTTGCAATGGGAATCTTTGTTTGACGGGCTTATTTCGTCTACCAGATTTAATGGACAGGAGATTATTGCATTGCCCAAATGGGATGAAACAATAGCAGCTTACGAAGACAATGGCACTACATTGAATAAACCGCACAGGGCGTTGTACACATCCCGTAAAAACCTTTTGGCCGGTATAGCATCGGATAATATGATTGCCGAACTGGATATATTTTTCTCTAAAGATGACCAGGATAATAAGATTATTGCCCGCGACGAAATAGGCACGCTAATACTGGAAAACGATATGCTAAGGTTTGCACATTAATAAAGGAGGATGATATGAGTTATTGTGACGGACTTATTAAACAGGGTATACAACCCAACTGCGATAATCCCATAACGAGCGGAATAGAGCAAAATGGAGTCATTATGAACAGGGGAGATATTGACTTTTCGAAAATAGTGTATGATGGCGACAGGAAAAATGTGATTAAAACGCTTGCACTGAAACAGGGCGCTAAAGCATATCCTATATATGTGCCTTCTAAAAATCCATTTTCGGGTACCACCACCACTATGGAGGAGACTAACACAAGGAATAATTTTACCAACAATGTAGGCTTTATAATTCTTGATAACGACCCCGATGTTTGTGAGAATATTATAGACTCGCTTGCTAACGGCGAATTTGTGATGATATATGAAAACAGGTATAAAAACCTGAATAAAGAAACAAATAAAGGTGATTCCAGTTTTCAGATAGTAGGATTTCACCAAGGGCTTAAAGCTACGACTTTAGAAAACGATAAATGGTCGGAAGACACTATGGGCGGATGGAATGTAGTACTTACGGAATCCGGAGTTCCATTATCAGGACTATTTATTTATAATACCGATCTGGCAACTACAAGGGAGATGATTGATTCTTTGATGGCAGCATGAAGGGGTTCAGGTTGATTTTGGAAGAGATGAAAGCCCGTTTAGATAAGCACGACGGGCTTTCATTTAACGACAGGCGATTTATTGACGCCAATTATGAAAGGGTTATGCCGGAACCTTTCCCCAAAACCAATTGCCCCGATAAGTACAGGGATGCATTTATAAGAATGTATAACCACATAAAACAATTTGGAATGAAAGAACGCAACTATATAATGTTTAGGGGACATGTATTGCACTTTAAAGGTGAGATATATACACGCAATACTATAACTGACGAAATTGCAATTGACTACCTGAAACTATTCCCGGATAAGATAAATACATTTTTCGAAAAGTATCCTCACAACTGGCAGGAAATTGTATTTGCACCCGTTGCTGAAACAAACAAGAAAAGAAAACCCAAAAATATCTATCTGGAAAGAGGACGGAATTTATCCGGTAAATAAGAATGAACATCAGCGAAGTAAAAAGCCCAAAACCACGTTTGTCTTACCCGAATATTGACAATTTAAAGATTCTCGGGTATGGTGAAAACAACGTTTATCCACAGGAGATAAGGGATATAATAGATAGTTCCGAATCGGGGTCAAGCTGCCTGGACAGGTATATCGGGTTTATTCAGGGTAACGGTTTTTTAGATGAAGAGTTTGCCGAATTAAAAGTAAATAGGCAGGGAGACACAAATGATGATATACTTAACCAGATAGCAAACGACCTTGGCACATGGTCTGGTTTTGCATTGCATGTAAATTATAATATAAATGGACAGATTGTTGAAATAAACCATGTTCCGTGGGAAAATTGCAGGCTTGGCGAAGAGGATGATATAGGTTATATAGGTAAGATAGCTGTGTTTCCGGATTGGACTGGCAAAAGAAAACGAAACAAAAAACTTTTAAAGCCAAAAGCTGAAGACATAGATTATATAGACATTTTTAATCCTGATCCATTGATAGTACTTCTTCAAATTGAATCGGCAGGAGGCATAGATAATTATAAAGGGCAGATATTATGGATATCGGCCGCCGGAAAATATGAATATCCAAAAGCCAAATGCGATTGCGTAATTACCCAGATGAGTACGGAGGAAGGGCTAGCCAATATCTCATACCGGAATGCACGTAACAGCTTCCTGCCATCACAGGCAATTGTAATAAAGAAAGGGCAAAGCAATCCGAATACTGAAAATAAGGCACAAGAGGAAGATACATCATTAAGTGGGTTTACTGAAAGTTTCTCGAAACTACAAGGAGATATGTCATCAAGCAAACTTGTTGTTTTTGAAGTCGAATATGACGAAGAAATTCCACAGGCCATAAACCTGCAAAGCACAAATTACGATAAGGAATTTACTGTAACATCGGATGCTACATGTGAAAAAATATATGCAGCTTTCAACCAGGAGGCCTGGCACAGGATAAGGAAAGGAAGTATAGGTTTTTCTTCTGATATTATGCGTGATGCCTATGATGTATATTCATCTGTTACAGGTCCCGAACGAAGGATGATTGAAAGGGCATTTGATAAAATATATAAATATTGGTATCAGCAATTACCTAAATCTAATTATACAGTACAACCATTAAAATACATATCCGATAATATTGAAAACGACATGGTTACATGGATGTACGAAAAGGATTTATTAACCAAAAACAATGTCTTAAACAGCGTTGGTATAGAAGGTATAAAAGATGGTGATATTTATTTGTCGGCATCAACAAATGTTCCTTTAGCTGTTAGGTTGGGGGTTAGTGGTACACAAGCATTACAAGCCATACTTATAGATACTGAAATGACAAATGAAGCCAAAATAGGCACTTTAGAGGTTCTTTTCTCCCTAACCAAAGTTGAATCAGAGAAGCTTGTATTAGGAGATAAACAAACTACTACCAATAGTTATGAAACACCTGACAACAACAGATAAAATTCGTTCAGCCGGAAGGCCTATAGGCAATCATGTTGACAATAGCCGGATAGATGTATATATAAACGAAGCCGAACAGATGAATATAAAGCCGCAAATAGGGGATGACCTGTATATAAAGCTTGTCGACTATGTTGATAGCCAAAAAGCATCTGTACCGGAATATAATATATTGCTTGAAGGAGGCAGGTATATTTCTAAATGTGGCGAAAATAAGTTTTTCCAAGGCCTTATTGAGTCCCTAAATTATTATGTGTGGGCACGCATTGTAAAAAATAACAATTATACGGTTACACGTTTCGGGGTAACCGAGAAGCAAGATAGCTATTCTAAAAATGCAGAAATAAAAGCACGTCAGAATCTGGAAAGGGACGCATTAAATATAGCTGATAACTACATGGCTGAATGCATTGACTATATGAAGGATAATTGCGACAAGTTTCCCAAGTTTAAACCGGGGAAGCAAAAAAACAGGAGTAACATAGTAATTATAGGAGATTGATATGTCACAGGAATTGGAAAATAAAGCTAAAGTTATCCGCAACGAAACAAAGGAGGGCGCCAATGATACCATAAGAGTTGGCGACTGGATGGTTTTGGCAAGTGAAGAAATTGATTCAAAGTTTACAAGCGGCGGCTATACAGGTACGGCTCAGGATTTAGCAAATAAAGCATCATCCGGTAACAATATCTCGTTATTGTCAGTATACCTGAATAAATATTCACGCGAAAATAAACTGTCGTTAATATTTTCCAATGGTTATTATAGTGGTAATGGAAATATAGTAAGCAGTAGCAGTTGGCGTTATACACAAAAAATAACAATAACAACCGATATCCTTATTGTATCTGTAATGGGACATGTAAACAGGGATATAATAGCGGCAATATTATTTTTTGACAAAAACGGTCAACCAATTGAAAGTTCTGAATTTCCATGTTTTAGTTATGATGCCGAAAATGATTACTGCGAATACATTTTTGTAGTCAGTTCCTTTAATGCCCCTGCCTCTGCTGAAACATTTACTTTAAGTGGTGCATGGAATAAGACAGGTGCATATGTATCAGGTGTTAATGTCTATAAATATGAACAAAACAGTGATATCATAACCGATATCAATGCTCCGGCAGAAAGTAGAATTGTAGATGAAAATAAAAACAGTTATTTAAAAGCAGACGGAACATTAGGTAGTTCCAACGGCTATTATGTATCTGGCAAACAGGAAGTACAACATGGTGATGTTTTTGTAATGCATACGAAAGGATATAACACTTGTGCCTATTGTTTATACGACTCGCAAGATAATGTTATAGCATATGCCTATAATGGGCTTAATCAGGATTACCACGATAATGTTTTGAGAGTCTTTCAAAATAATGCAAGCTATGTAAGGTTTTCGCGTGACAGTAATAACTACTACATATATAAATTGGGGAAAAATCTTTTAGACTTTATTCGTGACGAAATTGAAACCACCTTAAATGATGCAAAAAAATACACTGATAACAAGAATGTAGGAGAAAGCCCAATTGAAACAAGGGAAGACTTTGAATATGAAACTATAATCGACACGTATCTTGTCTTTGGAAATAGTGGACAGACAGCAATCAATAAACTTTACCAGATAACGGGTGAAATACCCATAAAATCGGGTGATGGATTTAGCTATTCATTAGGTGCTTATAACAGCAATATATACACCATATTCGATAAAGACAATACAGTTCTTTCATATAAAGGGTATGGCCCCGGTGGCACAGGGATGTTATTCACAGAAGACTTGTATATAAATCAGGACTTAATAGACGAGGGAGCATCAAAGATAGTTTTTTGCAGTAGAAAAGCTGATGGGATGCAAATACGGAAGATTGTGACTAAAACCATTGAAGAAACCATAACAGGTATTAGAAATGATATAGAGGAAACAAACAATGATGTGAGTGATATTTCGGCTGTAAATATTGTATGTGACGGTGATAGCCTGACATATGGAGAAGGGGGCGATGGTACAACATACGTGGGTGTCCTGTCTTCGCTGATCCAACAACGTACGGCAATGAGATATAACATCCTTAATTATGGAAGCCCGGGAGATAACACTTTAATGATACTTGCAAGAATGGGTGTGATCAGTTTGGTAGTTAAAGAGCCTTTCACCATTCCGGCAACCGTACAAGAGACTAGCCCGTTTAAGATATGGTACGGTTATGACACTGTACGCCTTGCAAATACACCACAGGGACAATATATCTGGCCAAATTATTTTGTAGGGTTAAGTAATCCGGTAACTATAAATGGAATAGAGGGCATATTGGCGGGTAAACCAAAAACAACCGGAGAAACGCCTGATTATTATCCGTATTCTTTTAAACGAACGGTTGCGGGTTTTGCCAGTGATGTAAAAGTAAACACCCAGATTGCAACTAAATGTGGAAAGTATCTAAACAGTTTCCATATTTTATTTATGGGAATGAACGGCGGTTTTAAGGCGGGGGTGAACAATTCTGCAATAACGGCAGAGGATGTAGATGAATACATGAAGCAATGCAAACTGGCAGATAGTTATTGTAAAGGAAATATAATATATATGACGCCCCAATTGGCAAAATCTTCAAATAATTACATAAATGATGATATTGAAGATCGCATGTTGTCCCGCTTCGGCAACAGATATATAAACCTTAGACGATATTATTCGACGATAGCAATACAGGATGCCAAAAACAAGGGATTATTAAGCCCGGATTATGTTCCGACCGATGAAGATAATTCGGCTATGAATAATGGTAATTGTCCACCTGTTTTACTTGCTCCGGATAAATTACATTTTAATTCGATAGGATACGTGCTTTTGGGAAATCTTGTATTTCAAAGATTACTTGACTTAGGTATTGTAAAATAATGATTGATTCAGCTAGAATTTTTAAAAGTGGGAACAGCATAAAAACCTCCCGGCCTACCTGAGAAACTGCAATTTCTCAGATCGAGAGACACGAAAGGAACAAGCTTTCGCATCACATGACCGGAAGGTCAATCAAATAATTGATTTTACTAATGGATGCAAAGTTAAAATAAAATGTTAAAAAATGAAGATTTAATCAGATTAAAAGAGGATATGCTATTATTTATTGAGTCGTTACTAAAAGGTGATTATGGAAGTTTTAAGCTAAAACTTGCTATTGTAGGTGTAATGTGGCTATTTGTATTTGTTGCTATATGTGTAGACCTGATAAGCGGATACAGCAAAGCAAAACAACGTGGAGATGCCCGGACATCATACGGATTGAAAAGAACGGTTTCAAAGTTCACACTTTATTATTCGTGCCTGTTATTTGCTTTTATGATAGATGTTATTATAATGTATATTCTGGCAGCATTTAATACACCTATCCCTGCAATACCTTATATAACTCTGGTTGGCAGCGCATACCTTCTATATGTGGAGGCACGTTCGGTTATGGAGAAAGCCGAGGATAAAGAGAAAATTAGATTGTCGCGCAATCTGGATGAACTATTGACTTTTATAGAAAATAAGGAAGATGTTATAAAGGCTATTTCTGAAACAGTTAGGAAAATAAAAGAAAAGGAGGAAAGCAATGATCTTGACCAATGAGCAATTAAAAAAAATATATCCGAATTCAACGGAAGTCAACAGGCAAAAGTATCTGCCATATCTCAATATATATATGGCGGAATATGAAATCAATACTTTTGAGCGGATTGTAGCATTTCTTGCACAAATAGGACACGAAAGCGGACAATTGCGATATGTGGAGGAAATAGCATCGGGCAAAGCATATGAAGGCCGTAAAGATTTAGGTAACATTTATAAAGGGGATGGGAAAAAATACAAGGGACGGGGATTGATACAGGTAACAGGGCGAAGAAACTATACAGCTTTTGACCGTTGGGTAACCAATCTCCCGATAGGAGTTGACTTTGTAGATTCACCTGAATTACTGAAAGAACCGGAATACGCTGTTTTGTCTGCCTGTTGGTACTGGACAATTAATAACCTTAACCGTTATGCGACACTTAAAGAAGAGGATTTCAGGAAAATGACACGTATTATTAACGGAGGGTATAATGGTTACGCCGACCGTAAGCAAATATGGGACAGGGCAAAAGACGTATTGAAAAAAAATATATAATATGAAGAATAAAAAGATAGATAAAATTTGTTGGTTGATAATTCTCATACTGATATTTATTTTCTTTTGCAGTTGTAAAACAAAAGCACGTTATGTACCCGTTGAGGCAATTAAGAAAGAATATATGGACAGGTGGCACCGGGATTCGGTATACATAAAAGATTCAGTTATAGTAGTTAAAAACGGTGACACTGTTTATAAAGATAAATACATATATATGTATCGTGATAGGCTTGTAAGGGATTCAATAATTATTACAGATTCTATCCAAGTGCCTTATCCTGTTATAGAATATAAAGAGGTTAATAAACTAAAGTGGTATCAGGAAACACTCATGTGGATAGGATTTATTCTGTCAATTTTAGTAATTGTATTTATTACCTATAAAATAAAGAAATAAAAAAGCCCCTGCAAGATTATAAATTAAAAGTACCACCAATTAATTATAACAATATTAAAGCAGGGGCTCAAATTCGTTTTGATAGAATTGTTATTAATAATTGGTGGTAGTACGCAAAAGTAGTATAAATTAACATACCACCAAATAATTTTATAAAAAAGGTGGAAAAAAACAAAATAAGGAAGGAAAGCACCATTGTAAGGCATAATATCGTTCACAAAGAGTACGAAGAACTACTTATAAGCCTCGGAGAATATAAAAACTACGTATCAAAAGAATATATATACAATAAAATAAAAGAAAAAACAGGATATACAGTGCGTACTATATCAAAGATACTTAACCATACCGAAAGAACAGATTAACACATTTCATTATATATTGAAACAATCCCACCAAAACAAGACAAAAAACACTTAGTTACTGAAAGATAAAATTCTGATTATTAGACTATTTAGTGAAATTTGCAATTGACCAGAAATATTTCTGGATAATAAAAATTTAAATTAATCTTATAATGGGATCAGGAGAAAAAACTTATGTTTTCAATGAACCTAACGGTTCAAGAAACGGAATTGATTTGCTTGGAATGGTAAATCTGGGAAACAATGGCTATGGAAATAATGGTATGTGGGGTCAGGATGGAATTTGGGCCATACTGCTTCTTGCGCTATTTGGACGTGGCGGATTTGGTGGATTTGGTGGTAATGGCGGACAGATACCGGAAATTCTTTCGGGAGATGCCGGACGTGAGTTGCTCATGAGCGCTATACAGGGTAATGGAAATGCAATCAGCCAGCTTGCAACTACCCTTAACTGTGATGTAAACGCTATACGTACATCGATAGAAGGTATTGACCGCAGTATTTGCCAAGTAGGCAACCAGGTGGGTATGTCAAGCTTGCAGGTTATTAACGCAATTCAATCGGGCAATGCCTCATTAGCCAATGAAATAGCACAATGCTGTTGCACAACTCAAAATGCAATTTTGACACAAGGTTATGAAAACCGCCTTGCCGATTGCCAACAGACCAACACATTGGTAAATGCAATGAATGCAAACACTTTGTCGATCAATACTAAACTTGATGAGCAAAACACACAAAGGTTGTATGATAAAATCGACGCATTGCGTGAAGAAAAATCAAATCTGAAATTTGAAGTTAGCCAACGCAACCAAAATGAATACATCGGTGGATTATTCAACAACATAAGCAGCAGGCTAAGCGCTATCGAATGCCGTCAGTTACCTACTTATCCACAAACGTATGTGCCGGGATTCCCAACTGCAACATTTGCAGCACCTTTATGTGGTGGATACGGAGCTTTTGGAGCAGGATACGCAGCAGGCGAAGCAGCAGTTTAAAGAAAGGATGTAGATATGTGGCCTTTTTATCCTTTTTTCCCCTGGTGGGGGTACAGACCTTCTGTATCGGTCAGAAGACCTTTACAGTTGAGAACATTTAAAGTGGATGCAGCATTAATGACAGCAGACAGTGCTACTGTCAATGATCTTGCTATTGATCCTGTTATTTTTCGACAACTGCCAAACCAGTGTATTCTGTTGTTCGAAATAACAATGACTCTACCTGCTTCCCGTTTGCCATTACCCGTCAACGTTGTTGTTGAAAGAACTGTAGGTAATCCTTTACGATCTTTCCCTGTTGTGGATACAAACAATACACCAATTACAGGTGCTGATATACCACAACCGACACAGTTAAGTGTGTATCTCAACAAAACAACAAATACATTCCGTATTCTTGATTTTGAGGCAGGGGCGGCGATTACAGATGTACAGACATTGTCAGCTAAAACAATAAAAAATTAAATTAATAAATCAAGAAGTATATGTTTAAAGAATTACGTCAAAACAGCCCGTTTTTCATTTTTCAGAAAGGCGAAGATACTAATTTAAAGACTGGTTCTGTAATTTCGGTAAGTCAGCCTCAGATTAAACCACAGACAAATTTTAATCCTGCTAATTATTACCAGAACGAATATTATGTGGATGTGCAGGTTAAGATCAATGATGAGATTTTTAATTTTAATAAACTTCCCTCAAATTCTGCTATTGCTGATTTTCCTTCCGGGAATCAGAAAATTGTGGTATCGAGTAACCGTGATTTAATAAGAAACGAAATTGAAACTACAATGTCTAATAGCAGATCGGTTATAGATAGTATATCTAAACATGAAAATACTATTAAAGCCTGTGAAAAAATTTTACAGGAAATAAACCCAACTTTCGCAAAAGAGAAGGAGCAGGAAGATGAAATAAAAAGATTACAGCTTAAAGTGGAATCTATGGAAAAAAAACTTGGCGGTATTGACGAAATTAAACAGATACTTCTTGATAGTAAACAAAATAATAATACAATAAAAAAATAATAACATGGGTTGGAATATAATGCATGAAGGCCGCGATAACTATGGTGAACGCGGTATAAATCCCGAAACCAAAGAACAAATAAAAGAAATTATCTATGAAGTACTGGACGAAATAGAAAGTGGCGACATGAATAAACGGATGGGTTACAGGAATAATAATGAGGGTCATCGTAATTACGAAGATGGCTACGGTGAACGTCAGGGAGTAAAGGGAACAGGCCCTTATGGAAGGTCATACCGGAGATACAGATAACAATGGGAAGGCTTGATTTGTACGAAGATCATCCGTCATCAATGAGGGAATATCTCTCATCCTATGGATGGAATTTTTCTCAAAAATTAGCCGAATATGCCGTTTCGAAGATGAAGAACAAATCCAATAAGCATTATGATGCTAAAAAAGTTATGGAGCTTCTCTTAAACTACGGAATAAAAGTTGACAATGAAGATATGTACAATGTGCATTATCTGTTCAATAATTTATTCTCTGATCATTTTCCTAAAACGCTGAAAAACGAACAGGATGTTGCCAGCGCCATCAATGATATATTGAATGATGAAGATGGTTATGAAGGAATGGCGTTAACCCGGTACTATGCCGACTGTATTGGGAAAGGTGAACCACTGTATTGGGAAAAATATTTATAAGTAGAGCCCTACGGGGCTTTACTTAAAACTTTCAATCAATGTTAAGAAGTAATTTATATATTGACCGATACAACTGGAATGTAAATATCTATTATGCAGTTACAACATATTGGACTAACGAGATAATGAATAATTTATACGATATTAATTGCCCTGATAGATTGTTAAACGAAGCGTATGGCAAATTAAAAAAAGGAAAAATTAATTTTGGTTTAACTTATTCAAATTATGAATTGATGGAAACAGTAATGGTAATATCTCGAACTACCGGCCCGTCTGAATTTATAAACTCTTTATGCCACGAAAAAAGACATCTGGAAGATCACATATGGCAGGCTTTGGATATTAAGCCTGAAGGGGAAGAAATAGCATATTTAAGCGGATATATAGGGCAAAAACTAGCAAAAGACATTCATTACTTTATCTGCAATTGCAACTGTCACAAAAAACAAAATAAATGATACTTGAACATATATATTATACAATAATAATTAGCCTGGCATGCATAGGTATAAACGCAACAACATGGCAGGATATGGTTTTTTATAACTTATCGCGAAAAATTGAAAATTTAATAGTTAAATATACATCGCTGGAAATAGGTCAATGTATATGTATGCCTTTGTTTAAATGTCCCATGTGTATGTCTAGTATATGGACTTTTGCCGGGTGGTTTATTTCGGGATTTGATTTCAATCCGGTATTAATGATACTAACAGTATGTGGCATGAATGTTTTATTTGTAGCATTGATATGTGATATTATGCCTGATGAATAAGAAGAAGAAACATAATAAACCGATAGAAGAAGATATAAATAAAAATATTGATAATATTATCAATAATCTGGATTATTTATGCGGTTTTGATTTTAATTATACAGCTATCTATCTAAATTACTTGCTTAGTTTGAAATAATATATTCTCATTAAATACTTACCTTATTAAGGTGGCGACTTAGAAGACCCCGGCTGTGAAGTTAGGGTCTTTATTTGTATATTTAGTTTGAAAAAGCTAAGTACTTTTCTAAGTACATAAAAACAGGGCTTGTAAACCATTGATTTACAAGCCCTGTATAATACTTATGTGACCCC